GTCGACGTGGCGTCGACTTGCCATCGAGACCAGTTCGAGACCTTGACGAGACCATCTCCAGATGCCTCCAGCAAGCCCTCGGCGACCAGTCGGGGTACGCACCTTGAGAGGCGCGGCCCGATGACCGTGGCGAGGTGCCGACGGTCACGGAACTCGCCGCCCTTCCGCATCTCCTTCGCCACTTCAAGGATCGTGACGAACGCACGAAACTCAATGTCGCTGAGGCTGCTGATGATTGCGTCCTTGTGTGCTTGTGCTGACCACTTGATCCAAAGTGCCATTTCAGTCCTCCTCCGACTTTCTCTTGCTTAGAACGGCAAGTCCTCTAGGTTCTGAGTGTCTTCTGGCACGAGCTTCGGCTTCGCCGGTGCAGCCGACTGCGACGCGACGAACTTCTGGCTCGGCTTGTCCTTGCAGTAGGCGCCGTCTGGCGTCTTGTGGCTCGCCGCCCAGAATGCGTAAGGCTTGCCAGTGGCCCTTGCGACACCTTCCTTCCACACCCAGAGTTCGCCGTGGCTGCAGGTTTCATCACCGACGTTCTGCGCGAAGAGCATTGCAGCCTTAGCAGCGAGGATGGCGTCATCCAGCGCTGGGTCAGACCCACTCGTAGAATCAACGGAGAGGGGCGTAGGAGCCACGGAGAGGCGCGGAACCCTCGCAAGTGGCACCGGGACACCCTTCTCAGGTGAATAGAGGCCTCGACCGATCCCTAGTGCGGCCGCAGCCCTGCGGCGACTATCTGTCACGCTGGACTTGATTGGCTCTTCGTCGCGCCCTGCGGCGTTCGGATAGCCCGCCTCCTCGATTGTCTTGCTCTGGCCCTCGTGATGAACAATGAGGCGACCACGCACCACTGCGTTAGCGGCGTCAACCAGTTCCCACGAGAATGACCAGCCCATCGTGCCAAAGACCTCATCCAAGCGACCGTCAATCGCTCGCACGTCGGCATAGGTGAACGTCATTCCTGATCGACCTGGGCGATGCTTCAGGTCCTTCTCCTCAAATGGTGCCAAGAGTGCTGCTGCGATGTCCTTGCTCATAGTCCCTCCTCGTTCTTGAATCGGAAGACTCGCGCGCCTGGAACTTCCCGCGTCGCGGCTTCAATGATCTTCGGGTCCACTTTCGTTGCGACCTCCTTCCAGTCGGTCTTGACCGACGCCTTGTTCGCCTTCCACGTTGCCTGCCATCCGTTGCCGACGATCCCTGCCTTTTCGCCGATCGCTTCCTTCAGCGAGATGGCGAGGTTCTGCAGCTCTTCGTCAAGCAACTTAGATTCGTACTGCTTTTCCGAATACAGCGCCGCCACGCGGTCAATGCCGTCCGTTGCGTTTGCGTACTCTTCGCTCGCCTGCGGCACGACCTGCGCCAGCGCGTCAGAGTCCTGACCCTGCAAGGCTGGCGGCGTCTGCGTTGCGAGCGCGTTCCTAAACTCCACTGCCTTGCGGTACAACTCCGTCTGGTAGTCAATGCTCGCAGCCACCCGCTCGATGCGGAAGACCAACCCGCCGAGCAGGACTGCTACGTCGCACCACGGTGCGCCGGTGACAAACATTTGCCACTGCACCTGCGCCACCACCTCTGGCGGGACTGGGTGCAGACTCCAGCGCGGTGAGGTACTGGTCTTTATTTCCACCAAGCCCTCCTCGCCGACGATGGTGCGGTCGAGTGACGCCATCACCCACGGCAGTTCCTTGAGTCGGACAATGCCGTTGCTGCGGCGCAACTCGCGGCCAGTCTCCATCTCGTAGAACTCTGCGACCGTGTTCTCCAGCAGGATGCCGCGAACGGCGGCTGGTCCCACTGGGTCTGGCTGATACTTCCCTAGCTTCTCCGCCCAGAGCTGGAAGGGAGTTTTATAGGGGTTCAGCCCCGCGATGACCGAGACGTCGGTCGCCGTGATGCCGTCAGCCCGAAGTGCGAACCACTCAGGACTGCGCTGCTCTGCCTTGACGAACTCGTATTGCTTGCTCACTTGCCCTCCTTCTTCTTTCTGTCTTTCTTGGCGAACCCTTCGCCCTTGTAAACCACCGCCGCCGGTGAATAGACCATCCGCATCCAGCGGCCGCATTTCTCGCAGCGCGGGTTGTAGACGTTCGTGATTGAGTGCGTGTGTTCCTCGCGATGTCCGCAGTCGCCGCAGCGGTACTCGTAAACTGGCATTAGCCAAGTACCACGAAGACGATCACCAGAAGCGTCGCTCCGAGGATGCCAATGGCAATGTCAAGTTGCTGATCGCTGCGCTTTTGCTCATCCAGCAGCGTCGTGCGGATTGCCACTCGTTTGTAGACCAGTGGCTGCGTCCTTCTGTCCAACTTCATCGCATTGACCCCAGCGCCAAGAGCAGCACCATTGCTGCGATGAACGATACGACTGCCAAAGAATCCAAGATGAGTGTCTTCACTTTGCTGCCTCCTTCAACTGCTCAAGGGTGACTTCGCCGGCAGAGATGCGAGCGATCTCGCTCCACGCGATTGGCGCGTGTTCTGCAACTGGCTTCTCATCGCGCTTCGGACGAACGCCCAGCTCAAAGATGAGCGAAGGGAGTTCGGTCGAGTTAGGGTCGCCGATCACGAATGTGGCGTGACCCTTGCGCTCGCTGCGGCTGACCCAGCCGAAGTTCTTGTTCATCTAGACCTCCTCAGCAGGATCAGCCTTCTGGCTGGTTCCTCCCTGCTGTCACGATCCTAGAGCGTGATGTCACGGCTTGTCAAGGGGTAGCCTCCCAGACTGGAGGAGGTCAGTCTGGGAGGTCGCTGGCATAGCCAGCGGCGTCATCGTCCTCATCGAGCAGCTCTAGAACCACCTCTAGGCACGCTCGGCAGATAGCGTAGGACAGGACTGCAGAATAGCCGACCGTGAGGCTGACTTCCTGTTCGGCAAACCTCCACACCCTGCGAGTCTCCCCGCACGGCGTGCAGGCTCCTATGTCCTGCGGCCTCGGTGCCGGAGGCCCTGCAAGGAACGGCACTAGCTGAGCCTGACGAGGTACTCCGCTGTGACGCCCTTTTCATTCTGAAAGAGCAGCCACTGACACGGTTCTCCTGCGGCAGCCAACTGCTCTTGGGCAAAGGTGTTGGTGGACTCAATGCTGCCACCGTTCCAATGCGTCAAGCCGTTGAGATACATCCGAGTCGGCGTGTGGAAGTGCGCGCCGACTGAGTAGTCAAACTCAGCAACGCTTGCTCGCCATCCGCTCAACTTCTTGCCGAAGCCGTACCAGGGGAAGCCGGCAAAGCCGCCGCCTACCTGATCGCCGTGGAATAGGAACCACCGCTTGCCCAGCACATTGTCTACGGCGTACCAGTGGCGCTCACCTTGCGTGAAGGTCTCTGGCCAGTCCAGTCGCTTCTCTTCCCCGACCGCCATCCGCGCGATGCGATACATCATCGCGTCAGCGTTGCTTTCTGGTCTGAACGTTCCCTTGCGTCCAAGTCTGCCGTGGTTGCCGATTATGCCGACTACCTTTACCTTCTCAAAGTGCGCAAGCATCTCGCGCACTAATCGAGCAAGCGCCTCTGCCGCGCCAAACATTTGCGAGTAAAGACCTGAGTCAATCAGGTGCGCCTGTCCAGGGAAAATGTCCTCACCTTCCACAAGGTCTCCGAGCAGATAGATGTGCAGTTCACGCACTGGATGTGCTGTGCGCTGAATGTCTACAAGTCGCTTGACCTTCTCGCCAAGTTCCTTGACTCGCACCGCTGCGATCTCGCTGTTGTAGGTCGGTGTGATTTTCCCCCACTGCCAATCGCTCGCCAGCAGAATGGCGTGTTCAGGTTCGCCCTTGCGCTTGTCTGGCTTTGGAGCTGCAACCTTTGGAATGTTCATTCCAAGAGCCGCATCTTTTGCCGCCTGAAAGACGGCTTCCACCAGTTCCCCAGTTGCCTGCTCACGCTTTGCGAGCGCACGCAACGCGCGAACGTGCGCCGACTTCAGTTCGTTGAGTTCGTCCTCACGCTGAAACTCGATCAGGTCTTCTGGCATTTGCAGTCCCCTCTCCTGTGTCGCTGGATGTTCTGCTGCGCCCAGTGCTGGTTGCGAATCTCGCACCACTTCTGGATTGCCTTTGCCGTGATCTTCGCGGCTGCGAGCGCCTTGTCCAGCGATTGCCGGTCAGCGTCGCTTATCTCAAGCAACTGATAGCCGCAGAGTGGCCCTTTGTAGGCACCCTGCAGCGTCAGGAACTCGTCTAACTCCTCCATTGCGACCTCCTACTTCGGCGCGACTACACGCCGATGAACCGAGAGTGAAGCCTCCTCAGGCTTGTGTCAAGACCTACTTCTTGCCGCCGATGCCGTAGTCGCTCTGGCTTGGGTCGAGCGCCTTGACCAGTACGGCCAAGCCTGACGCCAGACCAGCCGACAGGACGGTTCGGAAGTCGCCGCCAGTGATGTCGAGCAGCGGGATGCCGAGTCCGAGTGCGACTGAGATTGAGACCGTCAGGAAGGTGCGAACTGCGTCAAGCACCATCTCGTCAAGTTTGCTTGCGTCAAGAATCTTCTGAACCTTGTTCATTGTCTTTCCTTTCACTTCTTCGTCACGATGACAATGTGGCTTGCAGGCGAGCCTGGCTTGCCTGAAGCGATTGCCTTGAGTTCAGCCTCCGTGACTGGCACGGCGTACTGTTCCTTCGGTACACGCTCATCAAACGTAGGGTCGGCGAAGACCAGCGTCTGCGCCTCTGAATCATAGCCCGCGCTGGTGAGGTGTCCGTACCCTGCGGCGATCACCTTGGGGTCCTTCTTCTGCCAGTACGACGCCCAGTTGCGGTGCCACTTGGACAGCGCCTGCTTTGGGTAGCCGATCGGTGCCTGCACCCAGACGATGAGTGCGGCGCCAGCCTTCGCAGCTGCGATTGCCTCGGCGAAGGTGTCGGCAGGCTTTGCCTTGCAGCCCAGTTCGCGGACGGTCTTCATCATCTCGCTCAGGCTTGAGCCGTTGTCGCTGACCCCCTGCTTCTCCTTGAAGCCGGTGGCGCGCTCCTTTGCCGCTACGCCGTCGGCTGCGCTGAAGTCAGGCGCGTAGCCGTTCACGAAGGCCGCAGCCGCAGCCGCGCTGGATGGCCCGCAGTCGTCAAGGATTGCGCCGACCTTCTTCTGCGCCTCGGCGTCAGAGTAGAGCTGCGACTTGATGCGGTACTTCATTCGCCGATGTCTTCCTTGATGTGCGCGGCGAGTGCAAGACCAGCCTTCTGGTAGTCGAGTGCCGCGCTGATCGGATGACCAGCGGTGCAGCCCTCGCTGTAGTCGTTGCCGTTGTCGCCACGCTTCCAGAGCGTGCCGCCGAAGGCGCTCGCGTCTTCGCTTGGCACGAGTGCAACCCACTCGCCTGGCGCGGTGTCAATGCGCGTCCAGCCCTGCTCCTTCAGTTCCCTGCGGTGATCTTCGGTTGTCATTCTTTCCACCTCAAGTATCCTGTTGCGATCCAGACGATTGTCATCAGGATGAACAGCGTTGCCATTGTGCTTTGCGTCTGACCTTCTGGTAGTACGACCACCGCGAAGAGCAGACCGAGGATCGTCCACGAGCCTCCGACTAAATCGTTGATGATGTTCCTAAGCACGGCGACCACCCTTTCGGCTTGGCGTATTTCCATTGCCTCCCGCTGGTCCGCCGCCGCCAATGTTAGCAGCCGCTCGTGCTGCATTTGACGCTGCGGCAGCCACACTTGCAACTTGGCTGGCAATGATTGCGACGGCAACCGGCTGCGCTTCTTCCTTCTCAATCGGGTCAAGGTCTTTGCCGATCTCGGTGATGGCCGCAATGTTGGTGAACACCTCGGTCACCGCTTCGGCAACCGCCTCGACCGCAGCCCCTACAACTGGCAGAGCGGGTTCGGGTTCAGGAGTAGGTACAAGAGTGGGATCAGGAGATACGGAAGGAGATGGCGGAACTTCTGTTGGTGCAGGCGTTGGCTCTGGCGTTGGTTCTGGGGTTGGTTCATTTGTCACCTCGGGACTTGGCTCCTCCGTTGGTGATGGGGTTGGTTCGGGTGTTGGTTCTGGCGTTGATTCGGGTGTTGGCTCGGGTGTTGGTTCAGGCGTAGGCTGAGGCGTCGGCGTAGGCTCTACAGAAGGCTCTGGCGTAGGGGTAGGAGCCACGCTAGGGCTGGGTGAAGGTGGTTCTGGTGTCTGGGTAGGGGTCGGCTCAGGAGTCGGCTCTGGAGACGGCGTAGGGCTGCCTACGGCGATTGTGAGGAAGCCGATGCCGCAGCACGAGTCGGTGGACAGCACGCGGAAGCCGAACAGGTCACCTGCGGCCAGCACCACCTCGATGTAGCCGGTGGCTGATTGCGTGTTGCCCTCTGCAAGCGTGAGCCACTCGCCGCCCACGAGATACTGCGGCTTGTCGTAGAAGGCGCCGTCGGTCGTCAGGTATGACCAGAGGTACTGCGCCGTCTCAGCTTCTAGTGCGGTTGTGGTCAGGCTGGTTAGCGCGTTCCAGCGTGGCTGCTCAGGGAGCGGATTGTTCGCGCCGCCGATCGTGACGGAGCCATCCTCGTTGACGACAACGGTGCCGTTGGAGTCGGTGCTGAACTCCCACTCGTCAAGATCGTCAAGCGCGTAGACAGGCTGAACGAATGGCAAGACGATTGCCAAAGCGAGCAGGAGTGCGCGCAACCTCACTTGCCTGATTGAGATTGCAACCACGCCAGAAGCGTGCCGATTCCTCCTACGCCAAGCAAGGCGCCAAGCCCCTTCAGGACGGCGAGGCCGCCCTTCATCTGGTCAATCTCCGCCTTGAGGTCGTCAATCTTTGCGGACTGCGCGTCCAGCCGGTCAATGATTGCGTCTACTTGGGATCGTGTCATTTATCTCACCCGCGCTAGCTGGCTACTCAAACTTGATTGCGGCTTGAAGCTGAATGTGATTGTGATGATCTGCGTGAATGACCCGCGCTCTAGCGTCCAGTCTACCTGCTCAATCCGATACAAGCCGCTCAGACCAAGTTCAGCACACGCAACATCCACCCATTGACCAGGCTCCCATCGCTTGACGAGCGCAAATGTAGATGCGCCCGTTTGCGCGTAGCCTGCGCTGAATCCGTACTGATTGTGCGCCGCAGTCCCTGCTCCACGAATCACGGCGACGCCAGTCAAGAGCGGCTGGTGCGGCTGCAAGAAGAATGACAATCCCGCGTTGTAGGAGTTCGTCTTGTACGCCGACGTCACGCTCGTCTCTGGGATCTCCTCCTCAAACAGCGGCGCGCCCTTTCGCTTTGCAAAGCCGTAGTCTTCGTATGTCTGCGCGTATGGCGTGTAGGCGGTGCCAGCGTTTGCAAGCGGGATGCCTGCCTTTGTTCCTTGATTGTTGAAAGCGATCTCAAGGTTGAATGGGTTGAGCGTTGCTGCGGCTGAGGTCGTGTTCGGGTCGGCCGTCCCAGTCGTGATCAACTTGTACGGAGCGGTCGCATAGGTTGGCTCATTGCCAGCGTCCGCAAGGCTGTAGTTCAGGTTGCCATTGGGGTCCACAAAGTAGCGGCGAGGCTTGCCGTCAATACCCTGGAAGTAGCCTGAGATCTCATCCAAAACGCCGCGAATGGACTGAGCGTCAAGAGAGATTTCATCCTTGTTCAGTTCTCCAGAAGCGCCAACGATGAACGCTGTCCCCTGCGTGTTGAACAGGCGCTGGAACGCAGGGTCTCCGTTCTTGAACTTGTCCACTGCATTGAGGATCGTTGTCACAGCCTCCGTCTCTGTCTTGCTTCGCGCCCCGATCGTCAGCGTCTGGTTGCCGATTGCGCCAGCAGGGGTCATCACGGCTTGGGTGCGAACCTTCGCTTCGGTCAGCGTGAACGTTCCACCTGCGGGGATTGCCGTTCCGACATTGACGACAAGCTGATCGGCTCCCGCACTTGATGGCGACTCGAATGCGCCGTTCACGAGGCTTTGGACTGTTGCGTTGGTGTGCGTGATGCCGCTGATGAATACTGGACCACCGACAAGGAGGTTGCTGCCAGACGGCATCTGGTAGGTAAACGATGACCCTGACACCGTGATGCTCGTCGGCGCAAAGTTGGCATTGCCAACCGCGTCCGGATGCGTTGCTGTTCCGCCCTGGTAGTAGGTAAAGGTGTTCCCAACGGCATTTGAGACCACGATTGCGGTGCCGTTGAACTCTGCGATTCCGCCACCGTTGGCAGTACCGATCGTCACCGTCCCGCCATCGGTCAGACCGTGGGATAGGTTTGTCGTGACGGTGACAGTGCCGCCTGAGCGCACAAGGCCGTCAATGGCGATCAGGCGCCGCTGTTGCCCTAGCGAATAGACGAACACCTTCTCAAGAAGGCTGGTCACGTCTTGCATCTGCACGGTAGAGATCACGCCCTGACCTGATCCGTTGAGTCCCGCCGCGACGCTAGAGACCACGCTCGTGAAGTAGACGTCGCTGCCGTCGGCTTCTGGCGTGGTGCCAGTGTTCGCCTTGACAATCCTGATGCGCGTCTGATCTGGGACGAGCGTGTACCACGGACCGTCGCTCGGAACGTCGTCCTGCATAATCTGAATCGAGCTGCTTGCGCCAGAGCCGTCGCCACTGGCGGCAAAGACAAGCGATTCGGTTGGCACATAGAGCGCGCTGTCTTTGGCAGAGCCTGAGTAGTTGATCAACGGATTCAGCAAGTCATAACTAATACAGGCAGAGCCGGTCACCCCAGTCCCAGCGGTTCCTGATGAGGTGTAGGTAAAGGTGCTTCCTGACGTTGCCGTGATCTGGAACACGCCATTCATCGAGGTTCCTGCAACGCCGCTTGCGTCAGCCATTTGAATGTACGCGCCAGTTGTGATGCCGTGCGGCGCAACCGTTGTGACCGTGACGGTGCCAGAGGTGCGAACCGCCGAGGCGATCGGCGTTAGGTCAATCCACGCCTGAAATGGTGCCGTTGCCACGGTTAGTCAATCCCTGGGATGAACCGACCCGTTGAGGAGTTCGCCTGTCCTCCGAGCCTAAGGTCAATAGTGTCAAGCGTCTGCGTTCCGATGACTACATTCGCACCGATAGGTCCTGTCGGATATGGCGACATTCCGCCGCCGCCGCCTCCGCCACCACCGTAGGCTCCACCGCCTCCTGTAAATGTTGGGAAGGCAGCCTGCTCCCTTGATTTCCCGCCAAGTCGGTCAAGAAGCTTGATTGCCTCGGTCGCCAAGTTGATCAGGAAGGTAATTACCTCGATCACGCCGTTGATGATTCCAAGCAGAAGCTCAAACGCCCCACCAATCGCAGAGACTGCAATTGCGAGCGGACCATCTCCGTCATCCCAAAGTGCAACCACGAGGTCGCCGACTTTGCCGAGTAGTTTGCCAACGTTGTCCGCAAGTTCCTGAATCTTTGGGCTAAGCTTTTCTCCGATCGGTCCGACGACGGCAAGCACAGAGTCAACAAAACCTCCTTTTTCAGTGAGCTTGGCGCCAGCGTCAAAGATGACATCTCCAAGCGTGGTCATCAACTCCTCGGTGATCGGCAAGACATTAGTTGTCAAAAATCCGAGGGCGTCGGTGACGGCTGGAATAAATCGACCGCCGAGCGCGTCCATTTGCTCCCCAAACTCGATCTGAGCAGTCAGCAACTTGCCGCCCACACTGTCAGCAAGTTCTTCCGCAACAGGAAGGAACTTCTCGTTCGCTTGCTTCAGGATGTCGGTGACGGTGGCGCCCTTTTCAATCGGTCCGATCAGCGCAGCAAGTCCACGAGTTGTTCCATTGGCAGCCTTGCCGATCAACCCCATCACGGTCGCCATATCCTTGCCGGTCACGGACGAGATCGCAGCGGCAGTGGCGTTCGCCTTCAACAAGTTGTTCTGACCCTTGAAGAATCGTGAGCCGACCTCTAGCCCAGCGCGAACATCGTCGTCGGTCTTGCCGAATCGCTGGAACGCCTTGATCTGCTCCTCAATCTTTGGACCAATCTTGTCTAGCTCAAAGCCTCGCGCCTTGAGTGCAGCGTTGGTGAGGATGGTTGAACGCTGATCCTCAATCGCACCCTTGACGCTTGCGACCACAAAGCCAGCAAGAGCAGTAGCTGCCACGGCTGCGCCAGCGGCAATCGCCTTGAACGCAGCGCCAGCGGAGGACTGGAGTCGGCCCATTGCCTTGCCGATGTCGCCAATCGGTCCTGTGGCGGCGTCCTTCGCCGCGATGACGAAGTTCGCGGAACGATCAGACCCGAATGCCATTACTCACCTTCTCTTGAACTTCAAGATCGTGGCGCGAAATGCGCCGTTGTTGAAGAATGATTCTACCGTCTTCGCCATCGCCTCCATCGCAGTCTTCTGGTGCGCTTCGTTCTTGGAGACGCGGGTGACGAATGGGTTGGCTGGAACTGCCTTGACTGCCTTCGGCCCGTTCTTAGTCTGGCGCACGCCGCTGATCCCAGAGGTCACAAACCAGCGATACCACGCTCCACCACTTCCACCATCTCGGCTGCGTCCAGCCCTCGGACCGACCACTGCCGCAGGCGTGTTGAACCGTGCGCGGCGTGCAGTGACCGACTTGCGGAGGCGCCCTGGCGTCTTGGTGGTCCTGCCGACTGGAGCCTCTGCCCGCATCGGCTTTACCATCGTCCGAGCTGCGTTCAGGGTCGCAATGCTCAGGAGGCGCTTGTAGGCGCTAGGGTTTGCGCCTTCAAGGAAGCCGAGCTGCAATGCCTTGTAGTTCGAGTCCACGTCAAAGGAGATCGTCAGTCGATCAAGCGAGTTAGCGGCCACGACGCTCCTTTGGCTGTAGGTCGGACATCAGCATCAGTGTACGAAGGAAGTCTCCGCTTTCCCACTCCAGCACTTCGTGCGGTGGGATGTGGAACTTCTCGGCAATGAGGTGTGCCGCGATTAGCGGGTGCGGCGTGAGCGAACGACCCGCCGCCAGCCGCTGGGCGTCGAGTCTTATCGAGGGGGGAGTGCTGCGACTGCCTCCGACCACTTCTCAATCGTCTGCGTCAGTGCGTCCATCGGCGAGTCAATGATGCTCTTCGCCGGCTCGTTGTCGTCGGTGAGGAAGTTGTGCTTGGTGATAAGGCGCTCAATCGCCTTCATCGCGCGCTCCGCCTCACCACTTTGCAGGTCAATAAGAATCCGAGCAGGAACGCCCTCTGCCTTCATCGTGGCTGTCCAGCCGTCAAACGGCGCGGACAGGGTGATCTCAACGGTGCGGAACTGTGGCTTGCTCTGGCTCATCTAGCCTCCTCCTCTGCTACTAGCTTGAACTTACGGCAACGCCGCTAAGTCGCTATTCACGACGATGCGAAGGCTCTTCGCGCTCACCGTGTCGTAGACCAGCGTACCAGTCACGGCCATCGTGGTCAGACCATCTTCGGCGCCAGCCATCTGCTGAACTTCCGTTGGGACGATCATCGCAAGGATGTGTGCCGAGTAGGTGCCGTTGCTCCACGTCAGTCGCACGCCCTTCGGGGTCGCTGCCTGATAAGCGTCGTACCACGTAGAGACTGCGCTCGAGGTGCTGCTTACCGTCATCGTCAACGTTCCAGTGAACGGGTTGCTTTCGCTGTGCGTGCTGAATACGGTCGTGCCTGCAAGGTAGGACTGGCGCGTGATGCCTGCATTGAACTCCAACGAGAAGTCAAGCAGGTACTGGTATGCCGTGCCGTCAGCCGTGCCTGGGAAGGTTGAGCCGTGCTGGAAGGCGTTCCAGAGGCGTCCCGCCATAAACGGCGAGGTTGGCGTGCCTTCGGCAAGCGTCGCGCTGTTCTTGGCGATCTGCTGCGCGAAAAGGTTCGCGCTCAGGTTCGTAAGTCCGCTGCGGTCAGCCGCGATTGTGATGGACTCTGCAAGGCAGTAGTTCGCCGCGTATGCCTGCGTGCCGTCTGTTGCGATCAACGTGTAAGAGGTCGGCGAGTTCGCCGCCGTCATCGAGTAGTCGTAGTCCCACTCGTATGGCGCAGCCGTGCCTGAAGGCGTATCGGTGCGCGTCATTGAGAGCCAGAGTGGAAGTTCGCCGACGCTCACGGCAGGGACCGTCGCGCTGAGGGTTGGCTCAACGGAGATGATCGTGCCGGTCGAGCCGATGAGTGGGTTGCGAAGTGCAACGGATCGCTCGGTGCCAAGTTCAATCGTTGTGCCGTTGCTGATCACGCCAGTTGGCGTCACGAGCAGCTTGCGGCCGCCGCTGGTCAGCGTCGGGATGGTTCCAGGCGTCGCCTCCTTGAAGGCGACCAACTTGCTGAACAGTACGTTTCCTGCGGATGCGGCTGGCATTATTCGGTCTCCTTGTCTTCAGCCGCAGTCGCGGCACGCTTGGCGATTCCTGCTGCGATCCAAGCCTCTGCCTGAACCACAGGTGCGCTGATGATACTACCGTCCGACGGCAGACCAGCCACGAACTCTCCCTGTGGGATTGAGCCTGGCACGAACTGCACGTCAATGTGGCTGATCACTGGATAGGTCAGCGGCTTCTTCAGTTCAGGCACTTGTTCCAATCGCCTCCACACACGCAATTTCCACCGCTGCGGAGATGGTCAAGAAGTCTTGATCTCCCCAGGTGTCAGTTCCCATTGTAGTGCTAACGACGCTCGCTTGAGATACGCCGCTCGTATTGTCAAGCGTCACGCCGTCAATGAAGGCGTCGCGCAGCCACGTGCGCCACGTCATCAGGTCTTCATACTTGCGCGCAAGGTCAGCCTGCGGCATCAGGTAGAGCGTGACGTTGAGGGTCAGCGTGATCTGGCGATTAGATGCGCCGTAGGCAACGGTGTCGTCGCCAGGGATGATGACCACCGCCGGTGCGACGGCAAGGTTGTCTGGCGGGTAGGCGTGGACAGCCCGAAGGTTGTAACCAATCGGCGCAGGCGTATTCAAGAGATGATCGCGAAGCCCTTCGATCACGGTCTTGTCTGCAAAGCTCATCTGAGTAGCGTCGCAATCTCTTCTTCAGTTAGTCCAAGCGCGGCAAGTTTTGCGCCAGCACTTACCTTATTCGGATCCTCTGATGGGAGGACTAGCGGTTCTGGCGCAATCCATTGCCCATCAACTTTTCGCCATCCAATGCCAATGTGGTCTTCTGCCTGCTCAATGACGGCACCGTCTGGCGCGATCCATTCTGATTCACCATCCCATACAACAACGTTCGTAACCAGATCGTTTTCAATTACAAGGTATCGGCTCATCCAATCACCCACACTCTCACGCGGCCATTGCCGCCAACTCCACCAGCACCAGATGTTTGACCGTTTCTTGCGGCACCACCGCCTCCACCGCCGCAGCCAAATGCTCCTGCTGCGCCTGCGCCGCCGGTTCCACTCGCGTGACCGCCGCCTCCACCGCCGGCAGATGAACTTGCAGTTCCCCCTGCACCGCCAGTTGCAGTTCCAGCAGCGCCACCATTTCCAACAGTCACCAGACCAGCGTAGGAGGTCGCCTGATGTGATGAGTAGTCTCCATACCTCTTGCCTCCTGGCTGACCGGCGCTCGCCGTGTTTGAGGCGTTGATGTTCCCACCTGCTCCACCCCCAGCGCCGACGACGCCGGAATTCGCGCCAGCAGATGGCGTGTCACTAAATCCGCAAATTCCACCCATTATCCATCGCGGCTGAAGGTTTCCAGATCCTGCGCCGGTGAAAATTAGCGATGCGGTTCCTCCGACACCTTGTGTTGTTTGAGGAACAACATCATCTACTGCCATAAAAGAGTTCATTATCATTGGCTGCGTTTTTGCGCCAGTATTTCGTCCAAAATTCAATGCGCCAAACGACGTCACTCCACCAACGCCACCCGCTCCGCCTGCTGCCGTATTTGCGCTTGTCGCCGTACCGGCAGCACCACCTGCGCCAATGGTGACGCTTACCGTGCCGCCAGCAGTTCCGATGTCGGTCATCAAGTAATTGAAGAGGCCATACGATCCTCCGCTTCCGCCATCTCCTCCAACGGCGGCTATGCCAGCGCCACGAGTGCTACCGCCAGATCCTCCGCCGCCAGGATTTAGCACTTCAAGAATTACGATGGCACTTCCAGATGCGGATGCTGGAATGACGAACGAGCCGTTCCCAGTGAACTCCTGGTACTTGAGGATGCCGCCGCCTGCCGAGATCGTCGTCCACGCAGGAACGCCAGCCGAAACTCCCAGGACTTGACCAGCGGTTCCAACGCCGAGTCGAGCAACGGTTGCGCTACCACTTGCATAGAGCAAGTCGCCAGCGGTGGTGACGGTGTTCTTCGGAATCGCGGTTCCAGCCAAGTCGTAGGCTGACTTGACGCTGTTGGGCGTGGCTGCGGTCGTGGTGCTTGTGCTGCTCGTGGAGTCCGTGAGCGTTGTGACGCCGTAAACGTCGCCAATTGCGGCAGTGCCTGGAACTACTGGGGTTGTCCACTGCGTGTTGTAGTCCGTTGCGTTGATCTTGGAGAGGACCTGCCCTGCAGTCCCGCCGACCGGCACGCCAGTTCCTGCAGGCCCTGTTGCCCCAGTTGCGCCTGTCGCGCCTGTTGAGCCAGCGACGCCTTGCGGAATGCTGAAGTCAAAGATCGCCGCGCCAGAGCTGCCGACGTTGGTGACAGTGGCGTTTGAGCCAGCCGTTCCAGTGATGACCGTGCCGACCGCGATTGTCGCAGCAGCACCAGTTGATCCTGTCGCGCCTGTGTTTCCAGTATCACCCTTGTCTCCCTTGACAAGCGTGAAGTCAAAGACAGCCGCTGATGACGAGCCTGTGTTGGTGACTGCAACTGCGGTGCCTTGCGTGACGTTGCCTACGGCGATGGTTGCCGCTGAGCCTGCCGCACCAGTTGATCCAGTCGCACCAGTTGCTCCTGTGTTGCCAGTGTCACCCTTGACGAGTACGAAGTCAAAGACCGCAGCGGAGGAGGAGCCTGTATTGGTCACCGCAACGGCAGTACCCTGCGTGACTGCGCCAACGGCGATGGTGGCGGCAGAACCCGCCGCGCCTGTGGCGCCCGTGTTGCCTGTTGCCCCTGTATTTCCTGTGTCGCCCTTATCGCCCTTATCGCCCTTGACAAGCGTGAAGTTGAAGACCGCAGCGGAACTTGATCCGCTGTTGGTCACCGCAACGGCAGTGCCTTGCGTGACGGTGCCAACTGCAATCGTGGCTGCAGAGCCAGCAGCGCCAGTCGCGCCGGTTGCTCCAGTTGCACCAGTTGCACCTGGCACGAGAACAAAGTCAAAGACAGCGGCGGAACTAGACCCAGTGTTCGTGACGGCGGCTGCGGTGCCAGATGTGACGCTACCAACCGCGATCGTTGCGGCTGATCCTGCAGCTCCTGTCGAACCTGTGGCACCAGTGTTGCCAGTGTCACCCTTATCACCTTTGACAAGTACGAAGTTGAATACGGCAGCCGATGAGGAGCCGCTGTTCGTGACGGCAACAGCCGTCCCCTGCGTGACCGAACCGACAGCAATGGTTGCAGCAGAACCAGCAGGACCTGCGGTACCCGCTGGACCAGTTGCGCCTGCAGGACCTGTCGGACCCTGCGCGCCTGCGGGTCCAGGTGCCTGAACGACAATCTCTGTGCGCGTGTCGTTGATCGAGATGATCTGCTGCGTCAGGTCAACTTCTACGGTCATCGCGTCACCTCAGGTGAAACTGTTGCTGCTCCTTGCAAGAGGCGCGTCACCACGCCGCCTGCGCTCACGAGTTCAAGGTCATAGACGCCGCTGAATGGCGCGGTGAGCGCAGCGGTTGTCGTGGCAGAGATGACGATGGCGATTGTCCCAGCCGCCCCGCCAAGTGTGATCCCAGCGCCGCTCGTCAGGCTGACG